CGTAATTATATTGATAAATATAAAAATAATATTCATTTCGTTTCAGTATGTAGTAACCTCCAAAAAGTAAATGAAAGTATTCAATCAAGAACACATATACTGAAATTAGATTTGCCAACGAAAATGGATATTATGAATATAATGAATAAAATCATAACAAATGAGAATATAGATATTGACAATGAGTCAAAAGAATATATATTAAAAACATCTGACAATTCTATACGATTATTAATTAACCATCTTGAAAAAATTAATATTATCGGCGGACATATTGATATCCATTTATGCAAACAACTTGTATCTAATATATCTGATGAATTACTAGAACAATACATAAAACATATACAAAATAACGAAATTAATGCGGCTATACAAATATTGTATGGTATATTCGATCATGGATATTCTGTAATAGATATTTTAGATTATTTTATTACCTTTGTGAAACAAACATCTGTTTTGTCTGAAGAGATAAAATATGAAATTATACCATTATTATGTAAATATATAACTATCGTTCACAATATTCATGAAGATGAGATTGAATTAGCATTGTTTACAAATAATCTACATTCGTTATTGATATAAAGGTAACAATATAATCATGTATATAACAGTTATGCCAGAAAAAACTACAAATATTATTGATTGCGACAATTTAGATAGCATTGTTACATCTGTTTTAGGAAAATTTGTTGATCGAGCTAAATTCGGACAAAAGAAATATGGAACTAATTTGGACCGTACTGATTTATCAACCATGGACTGGATACAACACGCACAAGAAGAACTAATGGATGGTATTTTATACCTAGAAAAATTAAAACATCAAGAGTTTACCAAATAATGTAATGCGACAAAATCTTTGAATAATTATCTTTTTAGTATGTTCAATATTATTTAGGATATATATATCACGTTAATCTATGAATTCACAAATATTTAAAGAACGAGTACCATTGTCTATCTTATACTCGTTATTAGATGAAGTAGCAATAAAAAAAATACATAGTTATTTGATTGATATGAACACATATAAAAAAATATTATATAATGAATTACATATTCCTTTTCTTGAAAGATTGAAACCATATTATCATAAGGGTAAACAATTCTATTTAGAAAGACCGTTTACATATAATTCATTCACAACTATTGTACGCCAAATCTGTAAACATGAGGCCATTATGTTTACTTCGAAAATTAATTATAATCAGTCTAAGTACAATATAGATTATACTATATATTTTGATAGACCCTAACTGAATAGGCTTATATGAATGTAGATAGAAAAAACAATATTATTATACTATATATCACCTACCCCAGATGTTATTTAGTTCAAAAAACATAACAACTTACATATTTACATTAGGTATTGTATTTGTAGCTAGTCACTTTGCTAATAAATATAAACAAAATTTTGAAACGAATGATGAATATGAACTTATTAAAAAATATCTTTTAAATGATTCACCTTTATATGGTTACAATCGTCCAAAGATTTGGGTTCATAGCAAAAATGAAGTAAACGCACGAAAATGGAAGGACTTTTATTCACGTAATACAACTGATTTAAATCAACCATACATTCATTTGACTATTAAAACGATTATCGACCATTGTGGGAATGATTTTAATATTTGTTTGATCGATGATGAAACGTTTAGCAAATTAATACCTTCATGGGATATTGACCTAACGAAAATGGCCGATCCACACAAAACGCATTTCCGTCAGTTAGGTATGCTTCAATTGATTTATTATTATGGTGGAATGACGGTTCCTAATTCATTTATTTGTACGAAGAATTTGAAAAACTTATATGAAGAGGGTATTGCTTGGAATAAACCATTCGTATGTGAAAATATTAACCGCAATACCAATCTTTTGAAAAACGCTCATACGAAAAACTTTGCTCCTGATTTATTCTTTATGGGTGCCTCGAAAAACGATGCTACAATCCTGGAATTGATCGAATATTTGAAAACACGTAATACAGGTAATCATTTTACGAATGAATATGAGTTTATTGGAGACACATCCTATTGGTGCGAACAGGCCATACATAATCAGAAAATGAATTTACATGGTGCTGAATTAATTGGTATCAAAAACAATCAAGGAAAAGTAATCTTGTTAGAGAATCTCATGGAAGAAGCATATATCAATTTCCATCCTAATTCTTATGGTATTTACATTCCATCTGAGGAAATATTAAGACGCCCAAAATATCAATGGTTTGCGGTATTATCAAGTGAAGCTGTCTTAAATACAAACGCTATTATATCTAAACATCTATTGTCTAGCATTTCCAGTAGTGAAGATATATACAATCAAAGTAAAGATGAGCGTAGTGTAGTTACGATATAAGTTATATGAATACAATATAAAGCGATTTCAATAATACTATATATTGTAAAAATGAACGACGAACTAGAAGAAAAGTGTATAAAATATACAGTCGAAAACTGTATACAAAAATCTTCTGAAACTATCAATTCTATTTATGACAAGTATAAGAATGATGACTGGATGCTATCCAAGATATATTCGTATATTAACAATCAATTACCGAATGTAATTGAAAATATCAAAACAACTCACGAGCAAAGGATCGCACGTATGGAAGAATTGACTAGCGAACAAGACATTTTCATTCATTCATTTCTAAATGATAATCAGTACTTTTTCAATTCAGCAACAGATAGGTTCTTTTACTATGATGGATATCATTATCAAATTATTAGTGAAGATGACATATTACATAAAATTCTAACCTCTATTACTAGAGGCAAAAATCTCATGTCTTGGAAACAAAGAACGAAAATTCACATTATGAAGCGTATCAAAGATACTTCTCTTATTACGAGTATTCCAGAATCAATTACCATCCAAACAGTTATTGATTCTATTTACCCTAGTTTATTTTCTACACGTAATGAAGCAAAATATTTTCTTACTATACTTGGTGACAATATTCATCGTAAGAATACTAATCTTATTCATTATATTAAACCTGCTTCGCGTCAATTTATCAAAGAATTGAATTATATCTGTCAATTTTTAATTGGTGTGGGTATGTGTCAAACCTTTAAAAATAAATATCACGACCATTCCTATGCTGATTGTCGGTTAGTAAATATTAATGATACGGTTAGATACGAACACGTATGGAACAAGATTATTCACAACTTAGCACTTGATATCATCTGTGTTGCATCACATTATTCATTACGATATGGTTCATCGGACGAGTTTGTATTAACGTCTAGTAATGATAACGAGTTATTATTTTCAGCATTTTATGTCAAAGAGATTAATACGGATGAACTAGTAATGAAATTTATTACCGAGTATATTGATATCACATTACCCACAAAAGATACAACTCCTACTGTTGTTCCAAGTACTTTAGATGGTGTTATTCGAGCCACTCAAATAACATGGAAAAATATGCAGTATTTATGGAAACATTTCTTAGATACCAAAAATCTACCACCTATTATGTTTTTGAATACATTTAAACAGATACTTCTTACCAAAATTGGTGTGTATTATTCCGAGGACCAAGATTCATTTATTGGTATATGTAGTAAACATCTACCCGCTATCCAGAAATTTTTATATTTCTGGGATGAAACAATCGTACTTGATGAGAATGAATTCGATTTCGAAATTGAAGAAGTTGTTTCATTATTTAAAAAGTGGTGTGGTATCAACAATATTGGCAGTATCAATCTAAATGATAAGCAAATTATCGATTTAATACAATATTTCTTTCCTGCTATCGAAATTGAAAGAGATAAATATATTTCAGGCATTCGATGTGATTTGTGGGATAAACAACAGGATATTCAAACCGCATTAGATAATATGAAAGAATCATTACGAAATACCATGTCTTCTAATGGGGTATCATCACCTGGATTGTCTCAACATGTATCTATTTATGACGCATATACATATTATTGTAAGTTTTTCTCATCCAGTAATACATTAATCGTAAGTAAAACGTATTTTGAAAAGTATGTTTTTGATAATCTGGATGAATATATTATTGATAGTAAATTCCTATCTTATGAATGGTATATCCTCTAAATTAGTTATTCTAGTGTAACGCATAGTTATACTACACTAGAATTTTAATCTTTTTTCTGTTTTCGTGTCTTATTTTTCTTTACATACCCAAACTTTCCTTTTTTTGCAGAATATCCATATTTCTCTAGACGCATTTCTTTCTTTGCAGTTGCGTGTTTCTTCGCTGAAACTAACCTTCCCCATTTATTCATCAGTATATCATCTTTTGTTAAACCCGCTTTTGTTTTGTATGCTGTTCCATTGTGTACTTGTTCTCTTGAGCCAAATAATTCTTTGTATTTTTTACCCTTTACTGTATATGTTCCGTCTTCAGCACGAACCGGACGTTTCATTGTTTTCTTATATATATTAGATATATTTTGTTTTTTCTTTCCGCCGATTTTATCATCGTCATCGTCGTCATTACCAAATAATCCGGGTCCTTTTGTTGGTTTTTCGTCATCGTCATCGTCATCATCGCCAAACAATCCGGGTCCTTTTAATGGTTCTTTGTCATCGTCAAATGATCTCTTCTTTTTTGAAGCTTGGTTAAATAATGGTGTAGGGGGTGCTCTGTAACTATTTGTTTGTGATTGTCGTTTTTTTCTTTCTACTCTAGGAGCTTCATTCTCTATTTCGTTGTTTATTATTTGTACAAACTTTAACTTATCTTTATCACATATGATTAATTCTGGGTCTAAATCTTCAAATGAAGTAATACCTCTCATTTTATTAGCAGCATAACCAGCATAGTTGGTAATACACAAGTATTTCGATAATGCGTTGTCTTCATTGGGGTCGGACTTACGTTTATGTTCGTTGTGAAATCCATATTGTTCGTCCATTATTTTTTGTATATTCACAGGAGCATTTTCATATAATTTTATATTATCTTTATCCATTGCTATTAAATATAAATCTTCGGTTGGTTTAAATACTAACACAATCCCTGTTTCCTTTGCATATTTACGTGCATATTCATTTGTCAAAGCAAAGAATGTATGTTTTCCTTTTTCTAAATCATCTGGGGATGATATTTTATCACTACCATGATACAATAACGTAGTTTTCGGAATAACATAATAGGTAATACCATCTAATGTTGTTTCATTAAAGTTGAATACTTGTGAAATCATGTATATAGTATATTGTAGTATTTTCTTTACTCAATACAATTGTTGTAAATTGTATTGATATCGTTAGCCGGAAGTTGTTACTTTTTGATTTACGCTATATCTAGATGTTTTGGTTAACTGTGATAATCGCATACTTCGTGTCTCGCTATTATTATTTGTTGATGTTGGTATTTTTAATGGTGTATAAGGTACCATGCTACATGATAAACGATTAAACATTCTTGGCATTATATCCTATTACATAATCTGTAGAAAATTGATTGGATAAACATATTATGTAACTCTAATAAATACATACGTATATACTAAAGTATATTCAAAATGGCTTCTTCTTCAAATAACGAACTTGCTAAGCAATATCAACGTAAAACCGATAAACAGCATATTCTGGATAATCCAGATACATATATTGGTTCAGTTGAAAATGTTGATTCGCAAATGTGGGTATATGATGACGCATCAGATAAGATTGTATTGCGTGATATTGAATATATTCCCGGTCTATACAAATTATTTGACGAAGGTATTGTTAACTGTCGAGACCATGTTATTCGCATGATTCATTCACCTCTTCTCGATAAAAAATTTGTTACTTATATTGAAACTAACGTTGATGAAAATGGTACAATTACTATGTGTAATGATGGAAATGGTATTGACATCGCAAAGCATCCTGAATATGACATATGGATTCCTGAAATGGTATTCGGTCATTTACGTACATCTACTAATTACAATAAAGATGAAAAACGCATTGTTGGTGGTAAGAATGGATTTGGCTTTAAATTAGTATTAATTTGGTCTACATATGGACGCGTTGAAACTATCGACCACACACGTGGATTAAAATACGTTCAAGAATATAGCAATAACCTGGATACGGTTTCACCACCAATTATTACTAAGGTTCCTAAGACGACTAAACCATACACTAAAGTGTCATTCCGTCCAGATTATCGTCGATTGGGTATTCAAGGGTTAACTTCTGATATGGTTTCACTCTTGAAAAAACGCGTATTTGATATTGGGGCAGTTACCGATCACTCTATTAAAAAGATTAAAGTAATGTATAACAATACTCAGATACCTGTTAAGAATTTTCAACAATATATTGATTTATATATTGGTGGAAAGGACTCTACTAAACGTGTATATGAAAGTCCAGATGAACGTTGGGAATATGCTGTCTCTATTTCACCTACTCATGAGTTTACACACGTTTCATTTGTAAACGGTATTTGTACTTTCAAGGGTGGAAAGCATGTTGATTATATTACAGCACAAATTACTCGTAAGTTATGTGACTATATCGAAAAGAAGAAGAAAATTAAAGTAAACCAGTCTGCTATTAAAGAACAATTGATGTTGTTTCTAAGATGTGACATTGAAAATCCATCATTTGATAGTCAAACGAAGGATTATATGAATACTCCTTATGCCAAGTTCGGTTCGTCTTGTACTGTTTCAGATGGATTTATCGAACGTGTTGCTAAGATGGGTGTTATGGATACTGCTTGTTCCCTAACTGAAGCAAAGGACAATAAATTAGCTAAAAAAACAGATGGTTCAAAAACCAGAACAGTTAGAGGTATCGCCAATTTTATTGACGCAAACTTCAGTGGTACTCCTCAATCTAAAGATTGTGTCCTCATTTTGTGCGAGGGACTTAGTGCTATGTCTGGTATTGTTTCAGGATTATCAAGTGATGACCGAAACACGATTGGTATTTATCCATTAAAAGGTAAGCTACTCAATGTTCGTGGAGAGCAAATTAAGAAAATTGCTGAGAATAAAGAAATTAACGACATTAAAAGAATTCTTGGATTGGAAACCGGCAAGGTTTACGAAACAATTAATGACGTTAATAAATACCTACGTTATGGTAAAATTATGTATATGACCGACCAAGATTTAGATGGGTCACATATCAAGGGTCTTTGTATCAATCTCTTTCATAGTGAATGGGCTTCCTTAGTTAAAATCCCAGGATTTATTTCATTCATGAATACACCTATTCTTCGAGCTAAGAAGGGGACACAAATTAAATTGTTCTATAATGATGGTGAGTATAATCGATGGAAAGAAACTTTCCAAGGTGGTATGCCGACAGGATGGACGATTAAATATTTTAAGGGTCTTGGTACATCTACTTCATCTGAATTCAAAGAATATTTCTCCAACAAAAAAATTGTAGATTTTATATATTCCGGGCAACAAAGTGACGATACAATCGATAAGATTTTCAATAAAAAGAGAGCAGATGATAGAAAAATGTGGCTAGAGCAATATGACAAAGATTCTTATTTGGATACAAGTAAACCAACCGTTCAATATGAAGAGTTTATTAATCAAGAGATGATTCATTTCAGTACATATGATTGTGCTAGGTCAATTCCTAACATGGTAGATGGGTTAAAGATTTCTCTCAGAAAAATTCTATTCTCAGCATTTAAACGTAAGTTAACATCTGAGATTAAGGTCGCACAATTCTCAGGATATGTTTCAGAACATAGTGCGTATCATCATGGTGAAGCCAGTTTGAATGGGGCTATTGTCAATATGGCACAGAACTTCGTAGGCTCTAATAATATTAATCTCCTTGAACCAAACGGTCAATTTGGTACTAGATTACATGGCGGTGATGATAGTGCTTCTGAGAGATATATCTTTACTATGTTAAACCCTCTTACTCGTTCGCTATTTCCTGAAGCTGACGATGCTGTCCTCCATTATTTGAATGATGATGGTACTGTTGTGGAACCTGACTATTATGTTCCTATTATCCCATTCGCATTGATTAATGGTATTTCGGGTATTGGTACAGGTTTCTCTTGTAGTATTGTACCGTATAATCCTATGACTATTATCGACTACCTCAAACGTAAGCTTACTAATACTGATTATTCTACCATCGAATTTATTCCTTACTACGAAGGCTTTAAAGGTACTGTCAGTAAAATCGCCGAACAAAAATACTTGATTAAGGGTGTTTATCAGAAGATTGGAGATGATAAGATAAGAATTACTGAATTACCTGTTGGTACTTGGACTATGCCATATACCTCTTATTTAGAATCACTTGTTGATGGAGTTGTCGATAAAAATGGTAAAAAGTCAAGCCCGCTTCTTCGCGATTTCACTTCTATATCGACTGAAGTAAATGTGGATTTTACTGTCGTATTCCCTCGTGGAAAATTAGCCGAATTAGAAAGTGAGATGGATTCTAATAACTGTAATGGTGTTGAAAAACTGTTGAAGTTGTTTACTACGGTGAGTACTACTAATATGCATATGTTTAATTCAGAATGCAAGTTACAAAAATATTCAACTCCAGAAGAAATTATCGATGACTTTTACAAGGTTCGTATTGGATTATATCAAAAACGAAAGGCGTACTTGATTTCAGAGATGGAACATAAACTTGTTCGTCTCTCTAATCGTGCTAGATATATTCAAGAAACCTTAGCTGGAACAATTGACCTCCGGCGTAAAAAGACCGAACAGGTCACTGAACTTCTTACACAGAAGAACTACGCAACTATTGACGGTGATTTCAAATATCTTATTAAGATGCCAATGGATTCAGTTACAGAAGAAAATGTCGCTAATATTATGAAAGAAAAAGAAAATACTGAAAAGGAGTTAGATACTCTTAAGAAAACTACTGTTGAGAAAATGTGGATAAAAGAGTTGAACGACCTTGAAAAGGAATATGATAAGTATAAAAATAAACGTGAAAAAATTCAAGCAGGTGAAACGTCTAAGAAGAGTTCATCATCGTCCGCATCTGGTAAGGTAGTTATTAGAAAGAAAAAATAAACTCGTCATATAATTTGTGTAAAATTGAAAAATAGATTTTTTACTTGTTTTCCAGAAAAAAAAGTCTAATTAGTTATATAATGGAAGAATTTTTGTGTCATGGTTATCGATATCGGTTTATTTTATTGAATAGAACGTTCACTGCTATATTTGATAAAATAGAATCACCAATGAAACAATTGTTTGTTACTGAATACCAAGATGAAAGTGGAAAATATCCAGGTACAAGAACAATGCCTTTCTCGTGGATAAGGTCTGTTGAGTTAATTTCTATACCAGAAGAAAACGATATTGAGATTATCGATGTATCAACACCACCTACAAAGAAAAAGAGAAGAACTAAATCACCCAAAATGGTAAATAATTTTACAAATTGAACTAAAAAATATCGTAATACTATATACTTATGTTTACACTCACTAGACCTGCGTTACTTTTTTTATTGGGATGTATACCCGCTCGAATCATCATTTCCTTAATACCTTTATATATTGATACTTCCTATTTACCATATTATGGTATTATCTTACTTCTTATATCAATTGGGTTTCTATACTTATATTTCAACAATTTACGTCTTAATGCACCCGAAGCTGGAGGAACTACATGGTGGGCTGAATACAGAATAATACATGGATTACTTTATTTAACCGCGGCTATATACGCTTTACAAGAAAAAAGACTAGCATGGATTCCTTTAGCAATCGATGTTACTTTAGGACTAGTACTTTTTCTTTTTCGTTATGTTTTGTAAATAAATTTCGACCAATATATTGCCTTCGTTGGTTGCAAGTAACCCCAATTGCGGGGGTGAAACAAGGTGTTCGATTCCCTTGGTTGGCAGGCACACTCTAACATACTCGCTTTCTACATAAAACACAACAATCTCCGGTTGCCTTGTTGTGTTTTATATTGTTGGTAAAACATACCGCACATACTTTATGTCCGCATTTGGGAATTACGTAGTTCGTCTCTTCAAACTCACATATGCATATAGGACATGTTTCAGGTTCATATGTTGGCATTGTTAACTCCTTTATCATATTATCGCATTTAGATATACTCATCTGTATTTTTCTGGCTAGTTGATAATCATCGGGTTGATTATAATCGTAATACGTAATATCATCTAGTTCATGATGTAAATATTTCATAGTTACATATTGAGAATATTTTGTTTTTTGTAAATAATTTGGAACTTTATTATGATGGACGTAATTGAAAATATCCTCTTCCATTTCTAATTCTTTAAAGAAAACGTCTAATTCGTAATCCGTCATTGTACTTCACTTCGGTAAGCATATATTAATTTGTTGTCTAATTCATTTTGTGAAAAAGTTTTCAATTTTTTGTATCGGAACATAAAAACAAAAAACAATATTTACACTCATTACAGTCATTGTTTATGATGATGTTCTATTTAGATACTTACCCGTCGTTGAATTATTGTATGTTTTTTTAAGAAGTTGTAAATTAATAAATGATCGTAATTTATTAATTTCTTCTCTATGCGGTTAAAACAACCAACGCATAAAATGTAGTTTGTATTGTTTTTATATGGAAAAGACCAATGACAATGAGTATGACCGCATACACCATCACCACACTTGTCACATGAATTACTTACCGAACCAGTATTACATGTACTACATACATCTTTTTCTCTGAATATATCTAGAGAATTTCTACTATTGCTTATTAAGTTAAGACTCATATTAAGACATTTGCTGTTATTATTTATCGTTGGAATAGTTTTTCAATTTTATGCTGTATTGATGTAATCTGTATACAGTGATAATGATTTTTATCTGTTATGTATGTAGTGTTCTATTACATTATCAAATCTAACCCAATCTATATGATGTTCATGACTGTCAAACTCATCCTCATCCACCTTTAGTTTACACAATAAAACCTGCATCGCATCAGCAGTTATAATCGCAACTTCTTCATCGTCAATAAGTTGTGATTGTATTTGTTCGCTTTCTTGAATACGAACCCATTCTGTCGAAATAAAACGATTTAGATTTTCATACCAATTTTTATTCTCTTTAATTGTTGGTATATATTTTACCAAAAAAATATCATTTATGATTTTCATAGCAATATTGTGATACATTTGGTCTGTAATTACAATTTACTATACATGATGTTTTATGTTTATATTGTTATTTGTGTATTGAAATTTTGTATTTGATTATTTTACATAGTTTTACGCTGAATATTTTTAAAAGTGTTTGTGAAAAGTCGAGGACGAAAATAAAAAATGGACATTTTTAAAATGTCCAATTTCGATTTTGGCGAGATAGAATTGTTTTAACACTTTTCAAAAAATACGTTTATTACGATAATGGTATAAAAATCATAATTCTTCATATTTTTTTACTGCATATAAAAAATAAGTAAATTACGCTGAAAATGATTTAGAGGGTTTTTATGTCATTAAAGTATAAGTGACAAGTAATGACAACAAATACCCCTACCACCCAACATAAATTCACATGTACGCATTGTTACTTTAATTGCTCTAATAAAAAAGATTATAATAGACATTTGTCAACAGCAAAACATAAGTTAATGACAAATAATGACAATACTACCCAAAAAAACCCATTAACATTTATATGCGATTGTGGACGTCAATACAAATATAGACAAGGGTTACACTTTCATAAGAAGACATGTAATCATCTCAATAAAGATGAAATAGAAACAGTATCGTCTAATATATCACCACCAATCGATTCAGCCCTAATAGTAGAACTACTAAAGCAGAATAAAGAGCTTCATGAAATGGTTATTGATTTGGCAAAAAACAATAATACGACTAACAACACAACCAACAATACAATCAACAATACGACCAACAATAAATTCAATCTGAACGTATATTTGAATGAGACGTGTAAAGATGCTATCAATCTGAATGATTTTATCCAATCAATAGAATTGAATATAAATGATTTTATCAATACGGGAGAAGTAGGATTTGTTAAAGGAATATCGAGTATTATGGTAGACCGTATACGTGATATGGAGCCGAATATAAGGCCAATTCATTGTACTGATTTAAAACGTGAGACGGTGTATGTGAAAGATTCGGATAAATGGGCGAAAGAAGATGAAAATAAAACCCATTTACGAAAGGCAGTCCGAATAGTAGCTGACAAAAACCGGTCATTGGTACATCCATGGATACAAGAAAACCCAAAATATGAAATCCTAGATACGCCAGAATGTAACAAGTATTTTGAATATACAAAAGCATCATTAGGGGGGTATGGCAAAGAGGAGGATTTAAAGTTCGAGAATAAAATCATAAACAACATCCTAAAAGAAACGGTAATTGATAAGAATCTACTAACGAACTAGGCTAAAATGTAATATTCCCACCATATTACATTTTACAAACAACATACTTACATGAATTTTCTTTGTTCTAATTGCTTGTAATCGCGGTCATGATTACGAGGTAATTCGAGAGGAACCACCAAAGTACTTTGGTCCTGACAGTATTTCATATAACTAACACTTGCGTTATACACAGAAGGAATAGCGTAATCGAGAACAAGTTTGTTAAGATGTTCTACCTCACCGGTAATATCATCTTGACGATGTTCTGCGTGTTGTAAATAGATACTACGCATAATAATCTTAAGTGTATCTACATTCTGAGGTGCGATAACAAATTTGTTAGAGGAAGCAGCATAAACCCCCGCTCTGAGAGCGTTTTGTATAATTTGAATATTACCAGCAGAAAAATAAACTTGTGCGAGAACATTATCTTCCCAAGTATTACCGAGTGCTTCACGATACTCCGTAGATTTATTTTTGAGTGCTATTTTTTCTTGCATTTTGAATACAACATCAGGTGATGGTGGTTCAATAATATTTATACGTCCATTATATCTGTCAGTGTCTATGATTCTGTGAACTTTATTGATATCATCGGGATTTAAGTTATAGTTCATATTGTATTTATATAATTGATATATATTTTCACTGATAAAATAAACGGCATTGAGAACTAACACACTAAATATATTTAGTGATGACGAGAACAAAATGTGTATAAATAGTATATAATGGATAACTTTTACACACTTGTTTTAACAGTCGCAGTTATGTCATTGATAATAGTACTTACATATATTGGTATAATTTTGAAGTATGGTGAAACACAGGAAGTATATCCTCCGCATGGTACAACATGTCCTGATTATTGGGAAATAAATGAGAGAGGACACTGTATGATACCTAAAGATGGTGAGAAAAACGTAGGTTCATTATACGAAGGAGGTTTATTAACTGACGCTGTAAAAGGCAATACTCCCGGAATAGATATGGATTCTGAAGTGATTAATTTTACTCACGATGATTGGAAAGTAAATGGAACAGAAACCTGTAATAAACGCGAATGGGCTTTAAAACATGGTGTTGTATGGGACGGTGTATCTAATTACAATGATTGCTAAATAATGTGTTGTTTCATAACAGTGTTGATACTATTATGAAAATATCTATACAGTGAAGCTAATAACGCGTTGCTGTTCTCCGAATGTGTAATCTAGTTTCGATATGGAAACAGGACTTTGAAATAATGTATTTAATGTGAAAATAGTACCAGTATCTTGTGTAATCATTTCCATGATTTCGTGTTTTAAAAATCGTAAACTTTGTACTTCGTTAGCGATTTCATTTACCTGTAAATCCACCGCTGCCTTTAAGAATTCAGTATTGTTTGTTTTCTTATATTCGTCTAATAACTCTTTATTTTTCTCAATAAGTGAGAACAATTTCGTTTGTTTTTCATGGATTCGACGATCCGTATCCAGATTATTATACATCTCATTGTATCTTTCAAGATATTGATTATATAAAGATTCATTGGATATGTATAATTCACTTTGTGTTTTGAATAATTTTACAGCGTCTTCTTCACTGACATAATCAAATAGTGTATCTAGTTTTTGTCGAATAACAATATCTCTAGTTTCGTCGAAAACTTCTTTTAATCCTTCAAAAGTAGATTGAAAATGAGAGAGTGTTCCTGTGAATATTCGCACATCTAGGTTACATGGATTCTGCGTATCTCCACAAATAATGGTATATGTGTCATTTTCTTTTTTAAAAATGCTACCGACTTTCCTTTTACATTTAATACAATCAGGAATATATTGTCTGATAAGGTATTTTGCTAGTTTTTTGTTTGGTTCTTTATTGTAAATTTGTTTCTTCTTGTTATGTATTTTCGTTTCATAATCGTTTTTCATTGAAAAATAAGCATTAATAGCATCAGTATAATTTGTATTATTGACATTCTCATCATCGTTATCACCACCGATTTGAGATACGTCTGAATTGCGGAATTCAATACTAGGGTTATTATCTACAATCAATTTCGTATTTTCGGGTAAGTTCTCGATTAATGTTATTTGGTTATTAGCTACATTAATTAATTTAAGATTGATATTTTCCAATAGATTTAATTGTTGTAATTGATTAAAATCAGCGACAAATTCGACTAAAGATGCTGGCAAGTTCTCGATATGTTTGAGTTTATTGTTAGAAATATATAATGTTTGCAATTTGTTTAGATTAGACACATCAATATATTTGATTATATTTTCAGAAACATTAATATTAATTAGAGAACTAGGGAGATTTTCAAGATAAAGTAACAAGTTTTCAGTACAAATCAGAGAAGAAATACCTTTTGGTATGTTCTCGATATTGGTAATTTCACCTTTAGAAAAATGAATGTTCTCGATTAATCCAAAACCAAGTTCTCTTAATGGTGATAAATCAATATTACCATGTAAAGATTCTTCAATATGTAATGTGGTAGCTTGTCTGGAATAATTCTCTAAAATATCTAATAATCGTGTTTGGGCGGTATTGTTTTCACGAATTATATCCTCGCGTTGTTGTTCGGTAATATTCATATTAATTTATAGAATATGCATATAATAAATTTGGCTAATTTCCGGACGTGAACGGTAAATTAGAAATACTAGAATACTGTGATTCATTGTTATGTTTGGTATGTTCTTGATAAAATTTAATTTTGCTTAAGACATATTCTTGGTCTCGTATCATTTTCTGTTGTTTTTCATATTCAGTCGGTTTTTTGGTATAACAGTAATATAATGTGAACCCAACAAATAAAACAAATAAACCGAGTACAAAGACGTTCAATGCGTAATAATATATATTAACTCTAGTAGAATGACATTTTTGTAGAGTATTAAAGAGATAATTTTTAACAGAAGGTTCAATTAGACAGGGTTCGTCCATGTTTATTATGTTATATACAATAAAAATGGATGAAAATAAGTTTACATGTACGCTAAATAGTACATAACAGACAAGTAGGAGAATATAGCAATTACTATAGATACTCCCCAAATAGGAACAACGGTTTTATGTCTATATCCAACACCAAATTGTCTAAATGATTTATCGTCGTTGTATAACATGGTAGGTTTGATGAAATGAATAATAGAGAACAAAATAAGGAAGATAATGATAGCTATACTAAGCTTATGATATAACACAAACCCTCTTAACATATTGATATTTATAACTTAAAATATCAATATAAAAAAATTATAGAGAACCAAATTTAATCTTCAGGGAAGTCATCGTCGTCTTGGTCTTCTTGATAGAAATTACCATCCATATAATCTTCGTTTAGGTCTTGAAAGTCATATGTATCACGATTGTAATTATCTCCTGGGTTGTATTGTTCTCTACGTTCAAGTTCATATATATCTAAAGCTTCCAAATTTACGTCAGAAGTCAAATCAGATTGTTCGACATATAAGTTTGATATGAGTTCACTACGTTCACGGTCATAAGTAGAAGGGTCATATTGAAAGATACCTTTTTGTAATCCAATATTCCATACACCTAGCTTGTGTTTTTTAAACATGTCTTCAATTTTGCGTTCTTCAATACTCATGTTACCGAGGTAGGCGATTTTGCCCTGTTTTTCTTTATCAGAAGAACGATTAACATGTTTCATAAAAATATCATAAGGTGTATCAATAACATTCTTGTTATCTAGTTCAACGTGAATGAATGACGTTAATAAAGAAGCAACCCGTTCTTTTAATTCTAGTAAATTACCTGTTACAATTTGTATTTCTTCCAAATCTTCTTGAACTTCATAATTGTTCTCAGTAATTCCAGATTGTTCTGTATATAATTGGTCGGCCGCATTTTTATTACGGTTAATTTCTTGACGTTTTTCTGATTTGGATAATTGTATATCCGCCATCAATAGGTTCGAATCATTCGCTAGAACGATATACTCATAAATGATAGAATAAAAGCAATATGAATATAATTTGTATACAGTCGTTTTATCAAAAATACCATGGAAAGTTTGACGAGTATCATCCATATCTTTTACAATTTCAGTTTGGATTGGTATATTTTCCATAAACATAGTAATAGTTGACAAACGTTTACCAACTTCAGTTAATAAATTCATGATAATCTTATCAGATTTGAATCGTTGAAGTTTCTCATAATACTTCTCAACGAATTTCTTGATATCACTAGCATGATTTTCACTAACGCCCCAATGTTTTGGAACCTTGTAATAAAATGGACTATCGTGTAATAATGCGGAAGGATAGACATGACTAATAGAGAAAGAAGCGTTTTTAATAAATTGTATAATGGTATACAATGCTGTATCCGAATATCCATTTGTATCAGCCATATTTTTGTCAATAGACCAATTCGTGATATCTGCTAAAAATGTTTTCATTTTGTTGAATTCGCTTTCACTGAGATTACCATATTTGTCAAGGAAAGTAATAATCTCTTTAAACAAACGTGTGTTAGTGGTGGTTAAATATTTGTTTAACACCTTTAATTCATCAGAATTTTCATTAATCATGACCTTTGGATTATATTTATTGAGAACCTTCATCATATGTTTACGTAAGGGAGCCTCGATGATACTTGAATGTGTTAATTCGAGATTATGTATAATTTCTTTGATAACAGTAACTTGATTAAATTCAACAGGAGTATCAATTTCCACGAGGTTGTTATTAAACACTAATTTCATGAGTTTATGTAAATCACTTTCAGTATATTTTTTTCCATTCCGTTTAAGGAATTCGATTTTATTAGTAAGGTCCCATGAAGGATTATAATCAGCCGGTCTTTCACTACAAACGCTTTTATATACGTCAGGTACAGGGAGATTTCTATCAAAATTACAATAATGGATAATAGTTGAATAGACAATTTCCTCCAAATCTCCACTAGATACTGTTGGGTATTGCATACCGGTGAAAGGAGCATGATATAAAGTAGGTGCTTTCGTTAAGACATTCAAATCACGTATAATTGCAGATAATTGTTCCACAGTTTTGATACACACATTGATATTTTCATCTTGTTTATTGAAATATACAATCGGGTTGGTGATGTTATCTTCATTACAGCATGCGTTTTCTAAGAAAGGTAATTGTGAGGAAGTTTTAAGTAACTGGTCTTTAGTTCGTACAATGTGATTTATATATTCAATGATACCATAACCAAATTGTGTAATTCTACTATGTAACACAGATATAGATTTATATTGTTCTGTTTTTCCATAACGTAATAATTCGATAATATCCTTTTTGAATTCATTGCTAACATTTCTAAGAGTCTTGACAACGGAGAACTTAACAACAGGTGGTAAAAAATGTTTCCATTTTTCGATATTGTGTTCTACCGGAAGAACCGTATCCGGATTTAATAAGATATACTCCCGTTTTTTTACGTACATGTCAGTAATATCATTACGATTTAAAATATGTTGGTCTATCATGCTCTTAATACGATTTGTCAAATTATCAGGTTTATATTGTTTGATAGCATTCCAAGGTGGAATTTGGCTTGCGACTTTATGTAAAACACATGCGATATATTTGATACCAGTTATATCTTCAACCCCATCCATTGGGAATCCACTGAAAGAACGTATACAACCGGGGAAAGTCTTCTTAGGTTTGAAAGAAGGGATAGCGGTTTGAACGGCCACAATAAATACTGAGGAAATGATAATAATAACGGTTTCATTATAATATTTTTCATAGGGTCCTAACGACTTACCCTTTTCCTTTTCCAATTTCTTGGATTTTCTATTATAGGTTTCTTCCTTCATAATATTCTTTTCAATGATTTCGGATGAGGTTCTTATAACAAATTCCTCAATATCATCGACATTGATATCAATACTAGAAGCAATAGTAGAGAATACATTATAAATAGTTTCAGAAATTTTAGTTTCGAACACTCTATGAGTTTTTTTACCAAGAGATTCTAATACGACAGCACCGAGTTCTTTTTCCATAAGGTCTCTGGAAGTAATACGGAAACCGCTTTCATCAAACCCTTCTTCACTACTAAAATCTATTTTACGAAGAACATATCCGCTATATTTATCAACAATAGAATCACCATCATCACTTAACATACCATTAGTGTGGCAGAGTTCTTCTAATTTACGATTATAATCAGCAGCAGAAGTAAATGCGGTTGCTAATTCAGATAAAGAAACCGGTATTAATTTGGTATTCGTATCTTTACAGTACAACCATGCGTGATGTTCGTTAAGTTCACTTACTAATGGTGCCCGACAATATTTATTAACAAAGGTGACAATATCTAATTGTTTCTTTGTAAAATTATCTTGTCCTAATATTAAGTCACGCAAAGGTAAATGAGGAGATGTGATAATATCACTATCGTTAGCTAAACTGCCTAATGTATAAGCAAGATTATTAGCCTTGTATAATTGTATATCTTTCAATACACGTGATTTATTAAGCATTTTCAAGTGGTAAGCAATATTATCTTCCAATTTCTTTTCGAGTTCTTCAATCGATATTTCATAACGTTTGTCAAATTCACTTAGTAACTTATCACGAGTAATCTTTTTGAGACGTTGAACGGTTTCATCCGTATTTTCACAGACACCATTTTTGATATTTTTATAGCATTCGCGACTAATATTACAAAATAATGTATTCGTATCTATGAAGGATTCTTCTTCAACAGAATTATCGTTAACCCAATTGTCTTTAACGCGTCTGTAATAGCTAATTTTTTTCCGAATATCACCCTCAATTTCAACAGATTCTTTTTCAGCAGCAGATAATGTCTCAATAGAACGGCCATCTTGTAATGTTGGTTTAATCTCTAGTATGGCATATTCACCATCAGATACCTTCTTTTTACCCAAAATAATGATAGAAGCCATTTCTTTTGCTATTTCTGGAGGAGCATCATGTTTATGAATGAGATTTTCAACCAAAAATTCATGAAATAATTCAGGGAGCATTTTCTTTTGTTCGTCTTTGTATTTGTTTAAAATATGATAAGGCGTGTCATCTAGTTCAGTATCATAATATACATCTTCATTATTATTATCCTTCTGTAAATCTTTCATGGACGTATACTTTTTAGCTAAGAATCTCTTAGAGCAATCATATGCCTTGACACGTTCATTATCCGTCATCTCATCAATATTCGGTTTATTAATAGCATTACTTATATTTTCAGGAGTAATGAGCGAAATAAGAATAGACGTAACCAGATTAGTATATAATTTACTACTATCACTTTCATTCATATGTAATAACATTTCTTGTGGTGATAATAGTCTTGTATCCTTATCCTTATCATTATGTTTGGATAATAAATGGTAACTCTGGAAAAAAGGTTCCGAAATATCAGTATTGTCTGAGATTAAAGATAAAATTCGGTTATTACTGAAAGGCGTGCTGTTATATGTAGCATTTTTAATATAATTAAATCTCTTCGCACTTTCAACAATAGATGCCTTGATTTCAGCAATACGTTCTCTAACAAGGAATTTGATTTGATTATATTGCTTGAAACTAATCGTATCCGGATATACTGCGAATGGCTCGAGTTGCTCTACAAATCCCAAAAAGGAAATTTTATTTTTGACATACTTTCGTACAGATTTAATAAAGAAGTGCGTTTTTGGAATAATAATCTCTAAAAATTTCCTGAATTTATCATCATCATATGATTCGCGAGATAAATTATTTCCGAGAACAAATTCTTGTATACCAGATAAGAATTCAACCTTAGTCTCATTTTCCATCTTATCGTAATCAAGTTCTTTGGATAAATCATTGATGACATGTGGTATTATTTCACTATTTTTCTTTAACAATCTGAAAATAGAAACATAATTTTCATGTAAGGTTGATTTATGTAATATGTTAGTAGTCGGTAAGTTGATAGTAGAGAATCGAATGACTGGTTCAGGCATCATAATAAGTGATTTGATAGTCATATTATCATTGGATGTCATTGGTTTGCGTAAAT